TCAACATATAAACGTTGAGCATGTTGAAAGTCGCCGAGGTTACCTTTGGGATTGGTTACTCCGCCGAAAAAGTTGTCTAAGAATCCGTTTAACTTGTTTGCCATAATAATATTTATCTTTATCGATTAACCGCGTATATAATAAAAAAGGGAGCCGAAGCTCCCTTAATATGTTTGGCAATCTTAAAAAGGTTTAAGCAGCGCCGCCACCGCCAGTTACTGCTGTATTTACTGTACGGCCAATAGTTGTGCCTACACCAGTACCTTGTGGAGTTTGTATAGCGTTGTCGTAACGTATGCTTAGTGATACTGTCACTGGATCGTTTGAACTGTACGCTAGTGTGTTGTAGTTAGCATTAGTTAGGAAACAGCCGTAGCACTCCCAAGTTTCTAATACGCCTACTTCGTTTGCGCCATTGCCGCCGTCTAAGATTTCAATACGTGTTGTAAATTTGTAATCAATACCTGATGCTGCACTTGATTGCTCGTAGAAGTCGAACTGCTTCTGTAGCTGCTCGCCTACTTTACGTTGTACGTTACCGCTTACATCATCACGCAAGTTAAGTGTCAATGGTTCCCAAGTGTGTTTACCTGCTAGGTAACTTCTTGAGTTGTAAACATCTAAAGTAATTTCTTCAAATGTTAAGTTTGGACGAGTTACGTCTACTACTTGTTTTGTTAGCTCAGTAGTGTTACCACTTACACCAAAGTTTTCTAGTGTAACACGGAAACGGTACTGTAACTTCGGCATTAGCAAGCCTTGGTTACTAGCACTTGAATCACTTGCTAATGGTACTGTAATTTTTGATAGTGTTGAGATTGCCATTCTTTGTTCTCCTGTTGCAAGTATTTAGCAAATTTGAGCCCCGTTTTTCAGGGGCTCATTTTAGCCCTTATAGTCCTGCAATTTCTCCTGTGTTTTTCAAGCGTAGTGGAATGTAAATAAATTCTACTGCTTTTACTGGTTCAATTGCAATGTCTAGGTATAGTTCGTTACGATCAATTCTGCTTGGAGTATTGTTCGATTCGTCACATACAACTAGGTAGTCATATAGTGCTCTTTGTCCTACTAGTTCTAGACACAAGCTCTCTGCTGCTGCTTTGATTTCGTCTCTTGTTACTTTGTCGTTTGGTTCGAACAAGTATGGTTTAGCTAGTTTGTTTAGCTGTGAACGCATGTAAATTACCAAACGTGCAACGTTGATTCTATCAAGCGCACTTGCATTTCTTGCACGAGTCTTCTGACCAAATACAACTAGTCCACTTCCGTTTAGGAATGTAATTGGGTTAATTGCATTTGAGTATAGCGTATCACGCTGTCCTTCGTTAAGTGCAACACTTACAAATTCGCCTTCGCCGTTAATGTAACCTGTTGCAGTTGCGTTAGTAACACCGCCACGTCTTGTACCTGCTGGTGCAAACCATGGGTAGCTAACTTGATCGCTTAGTGCAATTGTACGTAGCGCCATGTGACTTGGTGGTACAACAATGTTGTTACCAAAGTTGTCACTTGTAAAGCCTGCTGGGTAGTATACACCCATGTACTCGTCGAAGCTAACTAGACCGTCGTCATTGTCTTCAACTGCTTGACGAACGTTTTGGCCCCACTCATTAAGTGAAGTTGCATCTGGTGTTAAGCGGAATGGTGAATCGCCTACTACAAACGCACTTAGTCCACGATCGTAGTTCAAGCTGATCATTTCGCCGATTAGCTCTGGGTAACCTGGGCAAGCCATTACGTTAAAGATGCGTGATTCATCATCACGGATGTCATCGTTGCTGTTTAGCATTGCTTGTAGTGATTTAACAACTACTGAACGCTGTGCGTTACGTCCAAAGCGTCCTGAACCGTCTGCATTGTTTGGAGACTCAGTAACCCAACGGTGCGGGTAGTAAGCGTCCATGCCTTCGTCGTTAAAACGAGCATTGTCTGCATTTAGATCAATATAGTTGCGCTCAAAACGCTTAACGTTGAATCCGCTTCTACGTAGGTTCCATAGTAGCATACCTTTTGGATATAGTGCTGGATCTGGAGCATCTGGATCTAAGTGATCGCTTGTTAGTAGTTCTACAATAGTACCACTTGGTGCAGTTGTTGCTGTACCGCCGTTTGTACCTTGACGTGCGTCTGCAAACAAGATACCTTCTTCAGTAGTTTGATCGCTGCTATCAACTAGTATCCAACTACCTAGTGTAGCGTTGTACTTGTAGATAGTTGGGTAGTTTTCAATGTCTGAAGTGTCGATCCACAAATCATTGTCTTGTAGCGCCGTAGCACCGTCTGTTTGCTGTGTTGGCTCTGTAGCACTTACAATTGGTCCAGTTGCGTTTGTGTTAGGATACGCAGTTTGGTAACCTACCCAAGTAGTACCGTTGTGTGCCATAATGTCAACTTCGTCAACAACTGAGCTGTACCATAGTTGGCCGTCTTCTGCTAGTGCTGCTGGAGCATCTGCGCTTGCAGTGTAAGTTGGACGCATCCAGTTAGACGCAGTTAGTACACCGTTGTAGTTGTAAAGGTGTGCTGTTGTAGCCGGGCTACCTGCAACGAATGCACTAAAGCCTGCATTTGTCATTGCAGTGTTAGTAATGTTTGTAAATGCAATGTCGCCACCTTGTGTGTGCGTAATTGTAATACGGTTTGCACTGTCTACTGATGCCACAACGTTTTGTAAACCTACTGCGTTAATTGCGCCTGCAAACTTTTCAGCATCACTTGCTGCACCGTCTGCTTCAAATTCAACTAGAACACCTGCTCTCAGTGTTTGTGAACCAGCGTCCGATTCTGCAATAGTTACACTGTAAGTTTGTCCGTCTGTGAACGAATCTGCTGTTACAGGCTGACCTGTAATAACAGTTGCACCTGATACTGAACGAGAGTAAAGTGTAAATTCTGCTTGTACTGGATCAGATAGAGTTGAGTTTGTTAGAGCAAACGTTTGACCTGCAATTAGGTTAATGCCGCCGCCAACGCGATCCATTTGATACAGTGCAGTTTCTTTAGTACCATATAGTGGTGCTGGAACTGCTTCAAATAGTTGTGTATCACTGTTGTAACGCTTGTATCTCCAACGTGCGCCTAGGTTTGGTTCTGTTGTTTTAATCCATACAGATCCAGTAGGACGTGATTCTAAGTCTGTTAACTTGTATTCTGGTACGCTAGTATGTGCGCTAATTTGTAATTTTGGAGCATAGTAAGTACCCGCTGTCATACCTACTAGACCCATCAGACCTGTGCCTTCTGCTACTACAATAGTTTCTGCGGTAGTTGCGTATAGTGCAAGTTTACCGTCTACAACTGCTGCTCTAGCACCTTGATCGATTAAATCTTGTTGTGCATTGTTTACTGTAGTTCCTAGGTCCGCTGCGCCTGTAATGGTAACAGCTACTCCGTCTACAGTAACAGTCATTGTTTCGCCGCCGCTAGTAGTCGGATTAGTAGCTGTACCTGTGTGTACTGCCCAGCTTCCTTTCCACTCGCTTGAACCTACTACAACCCATTCACCGCTTGAGTTTTTGTAGTACATTGTAACAACATTGTTTGTAGCTCTTACTGCATAATCGCCAACTGCACCTACTGCTGCTTTTGGAGCTCCGTCAGCTGCATTGCCTACTAGTTTAGTAACGTCAGTGATAACAATTGGTTCTTTAACACTAAAAGATTGACCACCTGTAGTAGTAATTGCTGCGCCGTTCCATTCAAAAATACCCCAGCTAGTAGCGTCTGTATCTAGCCAGTTAGTGCCGTTTGCTGGAGCACTCGATGGTGCATCTGCTGTTGGGTTCAACTTATCTAAGTCAATGTCTGCACGAGTTACGTATACTCGGTTGCTTACACCTAGTAGTGAGTATGCTGCTTGTAAGCCATATTCGTTTAGTTCGCCGCCATGTACTGGGTTGTTGTTTGCATCTACTTGGAAAAGTGGATCGCCGAAAGTTTCAGCTAGTTCTCTTTGTGATGTAAGTAGATATGGTTTACCAGCGTTTGCTGCTAGTGTACCTGGCGCTACTCCTGTGCCGCTACCGTTTGTTTTGTTTTCTGCGGTAGCAACGAAAATCATTGGTACAGTGCCTGGTTCTGCCGGAGTGTAAAAACTCTCGTCAATAACATTAACCTGTACACCTGGTGATACTAATGCCATGTTGTATTTCTCCTATGAGCTTGTATGTTGTTAGTAGTATTTAGCGCAATCATATGAAAAACCTAGGATAAACACCCTGAAAAAGGGACCGAAAAGGGCAGCTAAATACACATATGCGCCCTTTATGTAAAACATGCAAGCAGAAACCAGCTGCAATCAACTATAAAAAGAATAATAAGACCTATTATCGCAGTATGTGTGAGAGCTGTGCTAGACACGGAGGTAGAGCTGCTGGTATTCCTAAATGGCAACAACTCGGTTATAAGAAAAAATGTAAGTGTGAAAAGTGCGGGTACACAAGCAAATACGAAGTGCAGTTTGATGTGTACCACATTGACGGAGATTTAAATAATTGTCGTCCTGCTAACTTAAAGACAATTTGTGCTAACTGTCAGCGTATTATACAGGATGAAGGAGCCCGTTGGCGTCAAGGAGACCTGGTCCCTGATCTTTAGTTTCTAAGTGATCAATAAGTGCGGATACATTGCGCTCTAGTTCTTCTAGATCACCGTTATTATCGATAGTGTAATCTGCCATCCACTGCTCAAGACTCATGCTGTCTTTTGATTCAGAAGGAAGATGATCAGAACGATCTACCCAAATAGCATAATCAAACACACCTGTGTTTTTCATAGCATGGAACTCTCTTTTGTTACGTAGCCCACAGTAGATAGTATGTGAGTCAAATATTGCTCTACCCAGTCTTGCACCATCGCCTAAGTTGTAATCGCAAATAGCATCATACCACTCTTTGCGATGATTGTGCCTATCTTCATAACATTCTTCTTCCGAAGTATATCCGTACTTGTCTTTCAACATATCATAGATAAACAACTTCGAACAGAAGCGACTGCTCGATTCAAAACTATAACCAAATTTATCTCGAAGAATTTCGCAGACAGTGTCTTTGCCGTGGCGGCCGTGACCTATAACTAAAAGTTTCTTAAACATACATAACCTCATTTGTTCTAGTTATTATATACTAGATACAGATGTATGTCAACTTCTTTTATGTAATTTCTGTGCTTCTCGTTCTTTCCAAGCAGCTTCAAAACCTACAGCGTGATTTGGTGCTTCGTGGTTACCCCATATACGAGCAAAATAAGACTCATATGTTTCCATGATATCTTTTTCGCTCCATGATTCAGGAATGAGCTGCCCTTTAATGATCCAATAATACCGATTAGCTTCTTTGAGTTGAAAACGTGTCATGCTAATATTTACTAGATAGTAAAATTATAGCGTTAACATTAGCCGATTATAAACCCGTAACCTGTGCCACCTGCGACTGCTTGGCTAACTTCAATTTCAAGTTTTTCCATTTCAGCTTGTGCTTCAGCTTTTAGTGTGTCACCGTTAAGGCTTGTGCCGCCTTGTGGTCCTGCAATTGTAGCAAACTTACTACGTGCTTCGCCTAGCATGTACTTACATGCTGCTAGTGTGTAGTCTTTGATCCACTGCTTAG